ATAGTTCCGCACGAAGGTTCAAATAATTTTTTTTGGTACTCGGTGCTTCGGCAACATTTACGCCACGCACGGGAAGGTTTTGCTCACGCAAACGATCAACCACTCCGGATCCTAAACCAATCACATCAATTAATATTTCTTGCGGTTGCTCCATGACAGTAGCATCGTCAAATCTATTTTTTACTGCTCCGCACAATTGCATTAAATCCATGGACGGAAAAGTAATGATTTCAAAGACAGTATTTCCCTGGCGTACGCACAAGGCAGAATTATCGCCACCAAACCTCGCAACATCTAATCCCCATAAAATAGGCTCAGATGCGGTGAGAGCCACGTCTCTTCCCATGGCTGTGCGGACAAGTTCCATCGGTATGACAGTATCATCGTCTGCGGACGGAAATTCGCCCATAACTTCGACCCTGGCAACAGTAGAATCTTCGCCATATTGTTCGATCATGCGTTGGAAAAGTTCTTTGTCCGTACCCTCGACCGTGCGTGAGTCTATTTGTTCGGTTTTCCAGAACTTACGTTTAGAGTGAAAGGAATCGTAGAAAGGTCCTGAGTTCCTGCGTGGGTTAGAGAAGGTGAACCAAAAGCGATTTTTCGTGGGTTCGGAAAAGAATCCTTCGGATACGGAATATATCGGTGCTGGTATACCGGAAGCCTCGTCCATAATTAGGCAAACTCCGTATGATGAGTGAATACCAGCGAACGCATCCGGGTTTTCTTCGCTCCATAGCTGTGCTTGTGCGTAATAGTAACCAGTATCGATCTTGAGATCGTCTACTAAAGCAGTTTCAAACCATTGTGCTGGTTTTATTGCGGTAGCAGTCTTGTTAAACCAATGAGAATTTATGGATAAAGTTAGCCATTTACCTAATTCCGCCCAGGTTCTAGTTCTAAGCTGTTGTTCTGTGTTAGCTGTAACAATAATGGTTGCTCCTAACCTGGTAGAAAGCATCCATAAAATAATCCAGGAGACTAATGCAGACTTTCCAATACCCCGGCCTGAACCAACTGCCAATCTAAACATCTCTGGTAAATCAATGGCTTCGTTTTTTCTAATATGGTTTGCAATATCTCGCAAAATTTTTTCCTGCCACTTACGAGGACCAGTAAAATGTTCGAGGGGGGTATCCTTTTCACCCCAGGGGAAGACGAATTTAACAAAGTTTAATGGATCATCTTTGATGTTAAGTGACCAAACTGCGGTCATTAATTCTCTTTCTTGTTTAATTGGATATTTCATATTTCAAAAAAATTAAAAAATTTTAGTTCAACAGTTATACGTATATACGCCCCCGCCACGCACGAAAGGGGGGGTCAAATTGTTTTTCCTCTATTTATTACACAAACGGACGCATCTGCGAACGGACGGGGCCTTGATCCTCTCAGAGTCATTAGGGAGAAAGGGAAACCCACTAAGAGGGGACCCCGTCCGAGTTGTTTATATGGTCGTCCTGGTCGCCCTGGACGCTCGTGCGTACGTTTGCTTCCGTTCGTTCCCGTGCGTCCTGGAGGTTGAGTTGTTCCGTTGGTTCGTCCGGGCGTACGTCCAGGATCCTGGAGTTAGCGTTGGATAAGATCCCGGCCAGGTCGAGATTATGATTTACTTGCTGAATGTCATTCCAATTCTTGGGGTCCCGGTTCTTAAGGAAAAATATAGCGGAAGTTTCTTTCCCGTCCATGGCGTTCTGAAACACTTTATTGGCCACCAATTGGACTGCCTTGTATCTTCCTTTTTTTATAGCTGTGTCAAATTTATCATTGGATCTTTTTTCCCTGGCTATCGTGCTAAGACTACATCCCAACAATACCGCAATTTGAGATTCAGATAATCCATCACCGGACCAGGCGGTTATTTGTTTGTAATCCTCAGATGTCAGCTTATCCAATTTCTTTTTTCTGCCTCTTTTGACTGGTTCATTCATAGGGTTAATTGTAATTCTAAATCTAGGCCTGGAATTTATTTTAATGACATATTTGACATTATTTTAAGAAATCGATTATACTCTAGGAACTCGGGGGAATACCCGGGCATTTTTAGGAGATAGAAAGAATGAATAACTTAACCAATACCAATAACAGTCCTGGATTAAAAGACAAGTTGGATATCATAGCCGACATATTTGAAACCAATACAGGATTAATTTTTGATGAGTGCATCAAGAATAAATCATTCGCTGATATTGTAATTAAATATTCAGATGAACCGGCCCTGGTAATTGCTAAAAGATTAAAAGCATTTAACAAATTCGGGGGTAAATAATGATAAACGCTAAAGAAAAGAAATTAATAGAAGACGGATTTAATAGATTGTATTTATTAGATCATCAAACCTGGACGCCATACCGGGAAAATATTTTTAACATCAATCGCAAAGGCGAGAGAAAACACCGGGACACATTCGGAGGTCAGAGACATTATCCGGCAAGTGCATCAATATCCCTGGTGGCCAAGTATTGGTCAGTCAAGCATATTCTTGATGCTCTGTATCAAACTCATAGACCTTACCAGGTAAAAGACTTTTTAGTTATTGGTGAGTCCGCATTTCTTGGCCAAGCATTGGCAGAGAATTACCGGGAAGAATTATTAGAAAGTTTCCTAGACTTTGATTTTGATAAGTTCCAACGATTCGATTATTGCGAAATGGTTTGTGATGCTAATAAATCATGCGAGTCAACCAATCAACAATTTTTAGACTCAATTGAGGTGGCCTAATGTACGAAGTAATAATTGAATATGATAACCAGGGGCCGGTCGTTGTGATGCGGTCCAAGGATCTGAGCAAGTGCCTGGACAAGCAAAAAAGATTGATCCAGGCCGGGCATTTAGATTGTTTTATAGCGAGGGTGAAAGCATGACATTCGAACAAGCAAAATATAAATATAACTGTTATGCCCGGGATGTCCTGGGATTAGTTGGCGAGTTAGATATACCCAACAGAAAACAATCAATACAAATAACCCGTGAAACTAAATTTGATATAGGTCCGGGCAATTTTAAAGATCAAATTTGGGTATTGAAAGATATTAACGATCAAAAAATTGCAGAAGTTTCAAATCTAGGGTGGATAAAATGAGCGGTTTAAAACAAGAAGAAACAACCCGTATTAATTACCGAGGCGTACCCGTTGATATAACTATCACCTGGAATTACTTTCATTCAACAAGCGTTGACCATATCGAGGTTCAAACCCTGGACGATCACCCGATCCCACTAACCCCCACCGGGTACCGGTCGCACTTTTGCCACTTCCCGGATAACTTCAACATGGACCAGGCCATAACCTGGTTTTATGAACAAAACGGGGAACAGGATCCCAACAACCTGGAAGATGATCTATTTTCTAGCGTCTCAGATGAGCCATACGCAACGGAAAGCATTAAACATGATGCAACCCCCCAGGATATAAAATCTTTTAACTCTGAGCCTCTGATTAAACCAGGGGCAAAGGCAAACCAACCATCATTATTTTAATAAGGAGAAAAACATGATGAACGAACAACTAAACGAAGTCATCCAGGAACTAGCGGACCTAAGTTATACCGCCCTGGATTTAAAGGAAGATATCACCACCGGCGAAACTATCCAAACCGCCCTGGAGAAGATTAACAAAATTCACCAGGTCTTAATATTTAACCAAGATAAATTAATTGAATTAACCAAGGGGGAAACAATGATGCAGGATACTACAGAACCAAGCATTAATTTTATATTTACTCATAAAGGTAAGGAATTCGAAATTGTTATTGGTTCAAGCGGTGAACCTCATGCTATTTGCGACAAGGATGAAACGTCCATGACAATTATTAGATGTGAGCCGGATGATGACAATAATATTACCTGGGAATACGGAGAGGCAATATTTGAATCAACAATTAATTTAAACCAGGGGGAAGCATGAAATACGAAGTAAAACTAGAAGTGATTGAAACTCACTATTTAACCATTGATGCCGATAACAAAGAAGACGCAGAAAAACAAGCCGAAACGCACGGCCTTGATTCTGCTGACGCACATACTACAAATGTAGAAATAATATCAACAATTAACTTAAACGAGGGGGAAGAATGAGCATACCAATAGCAGATATAAAAAATTGTGATGAGTGTAATTTCGAAACCAATGAATTATATTTAACCAAATACGGAGAAATACTTTGTGCTGATTGTGAAGCACATTTTATTGTTAAGGAGAGCGAAAATGACACAGCATAAAGAAATGATAGAGGAGGCCAGGCAATTGCTAAACACCGAACGGGAGAACACCCCCAGCATGATGCACGATTTCTCAGACCCGGAAGAATCCTGGTTATTAACGCACCCGTGCGGAAAGGTAATTAAAACTTTCAAGGATAAACGCAAGAAAGATATCGTTATCCAGGAATCATATAGCGGGGGTGAATTGTGAGTACGATACCAAAACCAAGTGCAAGAAAAATATTAGATCAACTGCACGAAGATGATCAGTCAATGATTTGGTATTTATTGTTATCTGCATATGCAATAAAAACGGGAGATATACCTAAAGCATATAAAACCACGCCAAAAGGTTATACATTTAATGCCTATGATTTTGATATAGATCACTTAAACCGAAAAGATATAAGAAATCTTTTAAAGAGAATAGATAAATGATTGAAACAATAGGCTACATTTTTGGTATTGGTTTTCTCATATGGCTTACCGCTTTTATCATTCTTTACGCGGTAGCCAAACACTACGAAGACAGATAATCAATACCCGGGGCGAATGTTTAGGGTTTTTCTCCAATCCCCTTGAACGCATCTCGCCCCACCTTTAATATTTAACCATGCAACGCACGAACGATAAATCCCCACGCACGAACGAAGATCTCCACCACCCCGTCTGCACGAACGGATACGACGAATACCCAATCGATCCGGCCATCCTACAACAAGCAGAAAACTATACTTTCAGCGATCCCCTTGCTCAGACAATTCTTCGATCATTACGACACCCAGGCCCACGAGCAACAAATGTTTCCGCACGCCCGGTTTTGCTTGTTTAACGATCCTGCGTTCTCCCTCTACCGCAATCCATAAGATCCCCGCATCCACCAACTCATCCACGCAACGCCCGACTGTACGTCTATTCAAACCGGTCATCTTGCCATAATAAATATAGGCATCATGCGAGGAACAGCTTAAAATTCTATGCCTTTCGCAGATCGCCCATAAAACGAGTTTGGTCGCCGGACGCAAGGATGTATCTCCCGCACGGGAACGAAACCACTTCCACACGCACGATTTCAGTTTCGAATAACTCTTATACTTACTCAGCACGGACGCACGTACGCATCCGGATTCACTCTCTTTCTGCGGTATGGAATTTTCGATCCACCAGAACTGATCGTTCATACATACACTCGCTGAAATAATGAGGAAACCCCCAAAGGGGTTTTCTCTATTTGTTTTGTTTGGGATATATGGTACATCTAGTACCTATGAAGGGTACTACTAGTGCCATAGTATGGTACTACTAGTGCCATTAAATGAGAAGATTGTGCAACCAGGCATGGAGAAATTGCCCCTCTTAGGGGGGTAGATTTGGGGCAATTCTCTTTAGTTTTTAAGGAGAGTAGTATCCCGATTGCACAATCAAAGTTTAACATTATTACTTGTGATTCCCGAACGCTAATTGATGAATAATATTCTCAATCGATTTAAGGTTTCGCTTATCTTCCATCGTTGGCTTGGCCTTATTGATAATGGGTTTACCATGTTCCGCCAAGGCATTGATCATTAGCTGAACTTCTTTATCACTTGCTTGTATTTTTACTAACATTTTTATTTTCCTTTTTCTTTTTCTTGTTAAATATTCGATCCCAGTTATCTCTATATTCTTGTGAGTAAGTTCCAGGTCTTGGCTTATCTCCCTTACCTGCCATGACTTAAACCCTGGTTATCATCTTTGGGTGGATAGGCATTTGCCACCGCACCGCATTCTTTACATTCAAAAGTAAGTTTTAGATTAAATAAATAGTTGTAATAACTAATATCTGTTTCTTTTATTACTTCCATGTAAGCATTACAGTTAAAACATTTCATTTTTTACCTCTCGTTTGTATTTCAAAATGATTGATCTCGTTGTTCTCAACCGCCTCTTTGAACTTCTTTTTTAATTCATCATGGCTTAGATCAATAGCATCATCAATAAAGACTACGCCTTTAACTGCATCGCTCATATTTCCATGCCTTTTAATATGTGAGCAATGACTTCTATTGTCCAACCATTACCAAGCATTTTATAACGCTGAGTGTTGCTCACATGATTGGTGTAATTATCTGGTACTGTTTGCAAGCGCTCACATTCGATGGGTGTTAGCTTGCGCCAATAGACTTCATTCTTGGTTAAAACATTATCCTTTTGAACTGTGGTTATGGTGTTGGTTTTATTATCTTTGCGTAATTCTAAACGCTGACTGATTGAACCATCTTCGTTGTATCTGCCACGATATGCGCCACAAACCACTTTAGGCTTGCCGCTTGAATCACAGGCCAAATAATCGCCTTGTCTACCATTCTTTACATATTCCATAGCACTAAGTGATGCGGCTTTTTCTTTACTCATATCTACCAAGCATTTTCTTCCAGCCTGTCTGTTAGAAAACTTGTCTGACATAATCGTGAAATTGCTAGGCTCGTATTCTAAAATATCTTTTAATACTATGTTTTTGTCTTTAGGCTGACTTACATTAGGAATGTTAGTCCAATAATATCTCTGTCTTGATTGAGCGGAAACTAAAGAGCTATTAATAAAGATAGGTTTAACTCCCATGTATTCAGATATAACATCCAAGTATTCTTTTTTCATCTTTACATTTTCTAATAAAAAATATTTTGGCTGTAAGTATGAAATAGCTTTGTGAAACTCAAAGAACAATACAGACCTAGGATCATCAAAGGCTAAACCTTTACCAGAAAAAGAAAAACCTTGACATGGCGAGCCACCCATCACCAAATCAATTTTTGGCAAAGTAGATAAATCTAACTTGGTAATATCACCGACTTGAATAATCTCTGGGTAATTAGCCCCGCTCACTTGCATGGCATACTTATCAATCTCACTTGCGTAATACTTATCGACTTTAATGCCTAGCCTATCTAAGGCCAACATTCCGCAAGACATACCATCAAACAGACTTAATACATTCATTTTTTGCCTCCAGGTAATTGTTCTTTATCAAACCATCCGCATGGGTAATTAATCATATTTTCCTCTCTTTTTTAAAAAACCGAGGCTCTGAGAGGCCCGTGGTGAGCTTTTCTTTACCTGGTCCATGGTTTACCCTTAACGAAGTTATCACGTTTCTGGGCATTTTTAATTCCTTACTCATATTAAAAATCAAAGTTAATGTTTTGTTTTTCATAGACTTCCAGGACTGCCTCACGCCTAATCAATGTCATGGCATTGGTATCCATCTCGCTAGAGTTAGCTTTCACTACCTGGAAGTTAACGACCCTGGTTCTATCAAACTCTAATCCTTCATCCGCACAAATATTTTCCGCAGTCTTTTCATCTGCCAAAGAAATTGTGGCGGCCATTCTCATACCATCCACGATAGCCGCAGATCCCCTTATGGACGAACGAGAATCCCAGCTTGATTCCTGGGCCTGAAGTCCGGCTTTACTCATGTGATGGATAGATAAAACGGAACACTCAAACTTGGATGCAATGGAAGAACAAAACTGACAATACAATTGAGCCGCTTCCTGGCTTGTTGTGATAGGTGCTGCAACAAAAGATTGTATTGGATCTATAACCACCAAAGATAAATCTGGAATCGTTGAGATCTCATTGATTAACTCATGGGCCTCGGGTGTTAGATCCAATCCCCTGGCATCATCTTTTAATAATATTAATGGTTTAGGTGCATCTGGAACTGTATAGGCAAAAACGTCATACTCTGCATCAAATCTTTTATCGCCTTTATCTAACGCTTTGGTCCGTCTGAAGACTTCGCTTCTATCATCCTCGGCCATCAGCATGAGAACATTACCAGCATTTTTAATTGGTTTATTTAACCAGGTGCCTTGCCCTTGTGATACTTTGATCGCTAGATCTAAAGCCAACATACTTTTACCAACACCACCGACTGCCGCCAACAAACCAGGTTTAGATTTTTCCAATAAACCCTCAACCAACCATGAACGAGGCGGTGGATCGCCTTTTAATTGTTTAATAGAGAAACTTCTTATCCCCAAACCTTGATCACTTATCTCTAACTTAACTGCATCTAGGCCTTGCTTGATAGCCAAGTCATTGAAATCACCCTCAACGGATGGGATTCTAACCAAACAATTATAATATCTGGTGGCTATCTCTTCCGCTTTCTTGCGTCCGATATCAGTTTTATCATTATCAAAGGCTAAATAAATCCTGGCGTCCGTCTTTTTTCTTATGTTTTCTACTGCATCATTACCAAAGTTAGCTGAAAAAACACAAGCCACCGGTATTTGTGTTGCATCCCATACGCTTACACCTGTTGCCATGCCTTCAACCACGACCAGAGATTGAACTTTATTTAAAGAATTAAAATCTGTACCAATTAAAAAGATATTACCCTTTACTTGTCCGGCAGATACAAACCTTTTGGATCCATCTTCCTGGATAAATTGCAACGATCTAATCTCACCATCTACATTGTAGATAGGCACGACCAAAGATTTATTGTGTAGTTTTAAAGAATAACTTTTGATTTGTTTAGCTTCCAGGTAAGGATGCTTGATAACCTCTGAGTAAGTTTGAAAACGATTCTGACAATCTTTTGCAACTTCCTCATACCTTTGTAGCTTTTGTTTCTTGGCCTCTTCCTGGGCCTGTTGCATCTTTAACTGTAGATCTTGTCTTTCATTTGGAGTAAGTGTATTGATCTGGACAGAACTCCATTTGTATTCCGACCCCGTTCTCCAATTTCCGTAAGTTGCGAATATGTGATTATGAACAACATTAATAACATACCAACCCGATTTTTCATTACCTTTATCCGGCCTCACTCCCGGAGTTGCTTGTACTGGGATCCTTACTAGATCCCCACTTGTGTTTAG